GAGGCATCGCCGGTGTCGGCGTTGCTCATTTCAGCGACGTCGAGCGCCTCTGCAATGTGATCGACGGCAGCGTTAAGGTCTTCCGGTTTCCACACATGCAGCCCACGCACGAAGCCGAGCGCCTTCATGTGCGCGACGACGCCATCTTCGTAAACGAGGCTGTCGGGGATTATGATTTCAATTCGAATGCTCATCCTACCACTCCGTTGATGCTCTTCCACAAATCCAGAAGCCGCTCGGCGATCTTGTCGTCGATCGACTGGTCGATCGTCACGACGCGCACGAAGCAGTTGCGCGGCTTGTCGATGTTGACGATGCGTTTGCTGACCTGCTCCATCAGCCGCGGGCTGAGCGCGTATTCGACCAGCCACATCTCATCGGCCGGCGAGAGATCGATCGCCTCGCCGGCGGACTTGATCTGCCCCAGGAAGATGCGGTTCGACGGCGCGCGAAAGCGCTTCTCGCAGGATTCGCGATCGGCGGGCGAGGTCGACCCGTCCAATCGGATCAGGCCGAACGACTTAAGCCCCTCTTCCAAGATGTCGCCGACGTCGCGGTGCCAATAGGCCAGCACGACCTTCTCGAGTCCGAGATGGAACTGCTCTTTGATCGCCTCGACCACGGCGCGCGCCTTGACGACGCCCGTCTGGCGCCACAACGGGCCGAGTTCCATCTCGAGGTCGTAGGTTTTGCCCGAGGCCGCGGCAGCGAGGATCTCGCGCTCGCGCGGCGTCGCGGCGAATCGTTCGCGCTCGGCGGCGTCGACGACCAGCGGCAGCGTCTCGCAGCGCGGCGGCTGAATGCTGACGTCCTTCTGCGTTCGCCGCAGGAACGTGCCGTCGATCCTCTGGCGCAGTTCGGCCTCGTTCCGCCCGCCCAGCACGACCGGGATGCGCTCGCCATTCGGCAGCTTTTTGCGACCCATGCGGCAGTAGCGGTCGCGGAAGTCGTTGAAGCGCGTCACGTCGGGCCAGCCGCGCCGCGCCTCGAGCAGGTCGGGAAAGCTGGCCCGTAGGCGGGCCCAGCCATTCGACAGGTCGTGCGGGAAGGGCGAGCCCGACAAATGCCACACGCGGTCGCCCGGCTGGATGATGGCGCGCGCCGTCAGCATCTCCGCGCCGTCGTCGACCGGCGCGCCGTAGACGTGCTGCGTGCGCTTGGCGTCGGGGTTGGACGCTTCGTGGTCTTCGTCGAGGATGATCAGGTCCGGCCGCTTGCCGATCGACCGCACCACCTTGTCCAGCATGCCCCAGGAAACGATGCAGACGTCCGTCGGCTGCGGCGCGTCGGCGCCGATGACGCTGACGCGGCGCGGGATCGATTGCCACGCCGGGAAGGCCCTGCGCCACACGCCGCGGCCGCTGGCCGGCGTCACCACGAGAATGCTCCTGGCGAGGATGTAATCGGCGGCCAGGATCGCCGCGCCGGTTTTCCCACGCGTGGTGAGTCCCATAAAAAGGCGCGTCGCCGTGCAGCGAGGAACAGAGCCCCGTCGAGCTGAGTTTTGAGCGGAATCACTTGCGCAGCGTCAGCTTGAATTTCTTGAGGATGCCATCGGCGATCTCCTCCGCAACATACCTAGAGTCGAGCGCGCCAGAGTGGCCACCTGCTACGAGTGCGCCTTGAATCTCGTCGATCAGCAGCTCGCGCGACAATTCGCCGCGCCGCGACGTGAGATAGGTCCGCGCCTCTTCGTAGGTCGGGAAGAATTTGTCGCCGACCACCCACGCTCGCTCAGGTTTCAGCATAGCCATTTCTCCGTTTATCGGTTTCGCGCGTCTCTGATAACAACTTGTTACGGCGTTGTCAAGCGAGCGGCGTTACGAGGATCTCGATTCGTGGCCGGTCGGTATAGTGCTTGAAGACGTGCAGCGCGACGATCTGCGCATCGTCGACCCAGACTATTTTGTTGAGCGCGTCCAGCAGCTTAGCTACGTTGTCGGCATCGGGCTTGCCCGTCGGACGCCTGATCTGGCCGAGTGCTTCGGCCTGCCAGCGCTTCGATTTGCTAGCGGGGATTTCCATATGGGCGTTGATCGTGACGCTCAGAGGCCCATCCAGCAGCGGCCGTCCGCCCATGACGCCCTGTGCCGCCCAGGCCAGCCGGTCCTCATAACGCGCCGTCTTCTCGGGCGTGTAGGTCCGCCCGGTGGCGCGAACGAAGCGCGGCCGGCCCTTGCCGATCGGTCGGCCGTCCATGCGGATCTCGATCAACGCAGATACTCCTCGATTGCCGCGTCCTTGCCGGTGTCCAGCTTCAGCAGCCCCAGCAGCAGGGCGAAGTGCTCGGCCGGCACGCTGCCGCGGCGGAACCACTGGTTGATCGTCGGGCGCGGGATGTCGGCGTGTCCATAATTATGCAGAAATGTCAACAGCTTATCGGGATCGCCCCACTTGTCGGTCAGGAACCGGGAAAAATCGAAAGTTGGCTTGGACATGATCCGTAACAATTTGTTATTGACAAGCCGATCTTATAACAGTACGTATTGTTATGTCAAGCGCTGAGCGCATGGAGAGTGAGATGCGGGATCTGATGGAAGCCCATCGAGAAGAACTGTTCGATGCAATGGAAGCACAGAATACGGCGCTCGCCGCCGCCCAGGCCGCCTACGCCGCAGCGATCGACAAGTCGCGGCAGAAGCTGATGACCGGGATTGAAGCACGGTTGTCGGTGTGGAACGGCGAACCGGCAAAGGTTCTGCCGGACTGCGGAGGGGTTTCGGTTCGTGGCGACGGGAAGGAGGAAACGTATCGAGGAGTCAACGAGTCTGGGATATGAGACGTGAACCTCCTAAACCATCCCCCGACGCCGCAGCGATCGGCCGGCTCGCGCTGCGCGGCGAGGGCCCTGACTGGAATGCCTACTATGCCATGCCCCACACGATGGAGGGCGCGTTGCCGCTGGGCTCGATCAAGATGGCGATCGTCACGGCGAATCCGACCCTCAAGCAGGCATTCATGGCCCTGATGCGCGATGTCGTCGCGGCCATGATCAAAGATGGCACGGGCATCTCTCCGACCTGGGGCAACCCAGAGACCGCGCCGGAGCGAGAAAGGTCCGGCAATGCCTGACGCCTCGCGTCCCGAGCTTATTTCGTCGGGGGAGAGTTCTGGATTAGCGGCGAGCTGACCTGGGCGCGAAGGTTCTCGAACCGCGTCTCCAACGAACGCACCGTGTCGACGATCGACCACCCGGTGTGAAGCTGCGCCTCGGTTGCGTTCTCGGCACGCGCCAGCGCATCGAGGCGATCTTCCAGGGCCTTGTTGCTGGCAGCAATCTCCGGGCGCTTGATCTGGTCTGAGGCGACAACCCCTAAGTTATCCTCTATCCTCTTCATATCGCGCTGATTGTACTCATGCCGAATCGCGATCTCGCCGTCGATCCGCTTTTCGTATTCGAGCTGCGCGACCATCGGCCATTCGTCACGGCGAAGCGCCGCGAGTTCGCTATCCAAGGTATCGAACCTCTTGGCGTCATTGGCGTGCTGCGCGACCGCCGAGAGAATCGGCTGCATCACTTCGTCGACATGCCTGATATCGCTTTTTCGCTCGATCGACTCCGCGACAATCATCGTCTCGATGCGGGCAACGTTCGAGTTTTCTTCCGACTTCGTGTAAGCCCAAAAACTCCCGGCGATAGCGAACGAAGTCAGCATCAACCCGATGATCGAACGCCAGTCGGTGGGCTTGGCCGCCTGTAGGGTAATCCGGTTCCCGAGGTCTTTTGCCAGCCCCTCGAAAGCCTCTCGATTCTCGCGTCTCAGCGTGGCGACGTCGCTTGCGACCGTATGGAACGCATCTTCCATGGTGGTGACGCGCTGCGTCAGGATGCCGAAGTCCGTGTGGAGCTGGCCCGAAGGGGGCGCGGCGCGAGATTTTGTTTTGGGCGCCGTCATCAGTCGCTTACCCCGGCCAGTCCTTGTCTATCGCGCGATGGTCGAACCACCAATCGCAGAAATACCACGCCGCAACGAGTGCGAGTACGCCAACGATCGTTCCGATAACCGAGGCGCAAATCTCCTCCAGCATCTCAGCCCGCAATTCCATAGACGACGCCCAAATTTGCCAGCGCGAGCGACAAGGCATTAAACGCTAAATTTGAGGAATTTGCCAGGGCGAGCAGCGCAGGTATTTCATCGTGATCAGCCGGAAGATCGTCAATGAGCGCCCAGATGTCGAGTTTGCCCGTAGTGGCGAGAGCCGCCAGGGCAAGAGGCGGAATGTCCTGGTTCGCCTCGTCCGAGGCAGCGCGTAGCCAGGCGAAGGGTTTTCCGCGACGCGCTGCAATGCGCGCGGCGGTGCAGGATTCCAGATCGACAGCATCGGCTCCCGTCGCCGCCCGCAGGGCGGCCTTCTGCGCCGCCGTCGCTACGGTCGCCGTCGAGCATGTGATCGTCAGTGGAGTCGCCCCTGTCATGAGCTGTATGCCGGCTGCCCAATCCAGATCGCATCGGCTGTCATAACCGGGATCGACGATGTTGATCCCGACGCCGACAAGGCCGGCCTTCAGCCCTGGTTTGAGAAGTCCGAACGTTCCGACGCTGAGAACGTAGTTGCAGCCGGCCGCAATCGCCGCGTCGACCGCTGCCGTCAGCGCATCGCCTTCGAGTCCCGACACGACGATGGCGCCATCGCGCTCGCCGATGAGGTTGCGTTCCTGCTCCATCCCGCAAACGATCAGGACCGACACATCAACCTCGCCATATCGTGAGCAGCACCACGAAAGCCAGAAACGCCGCCCCGATCAGTGAGGCGGCGATGATCGCTTGGCGTTCTTCGGCTATCCTCACCCTGCGAGCCTCGCGATCACAGTCCCACCCAAGCTGAGAATAAACACGACGAACCATGCAATCGTCCAGATCATGTCAGGTCCCCGCCGGCTCCGGATCGCCGGCCGCTGTGGCCGCCGCTTCGAATGCCGCGTCAGCCGTCGCTTGTAACGCCACAAGCTGCGTCATCTGCGCAGGAGTCACCGCTGTGCTCGACTTGAGCGCGGCGATGATGTTTTGCACGGGAACGATCAAAGCTGTCACTTCGTTGACGATGACCGGGAGAATTTGGATCAACGTCGCGATGACCTGATCGATGATGGCCGACGACGACCCAAGCGCGGGTAGCAACGCCGTCAACAAATTGACGATCATCGCGGCGATAGTGGCAAGTGCAGACATTTGGGTTCTCCTTAGCTCTTGACGTAGTACTGAGTGATCGCGCTTTGTAGCGCCGTGATCGCCACGACGGCGGTGTTGTAGAGGCCCACCGGAACGACCGATCCTGGATTTGCAGTTGTGTACGCTTCCATGGCGGAAACGGCGTTTCGAGCCGTTCGAATCGCCACATCGACCGCTCTTACACCCGCAGGCGTACGGCAAATATTTGTGCCCGTCGGGCACGGTGGAAGTTGATCGTACTGCGTTGCCGTGGCCTCAGCCGCGACGAAGGCGTTCCCAACTACGTAAACCTGATTGGGCGTGACCGACGTGCCGGAGATGATTTGCAGGTCGGAGCTAACGGACGCGCAGCCGGCAACGCCGAGACCTAGGCCGAAGGCAACGGCTAGTCCAAGTATACTCTTTTTCATAACGTGGCTCCTTCTTGGCGCTTCGCGCCCCTTACGGTTGATGCGCGGCAACTGCCGCTACTGCATCGGCTTTGACGGCCGATATGTCTTTAGGCGTCGCTGTCGAAGGCAGGTTGGCGACAGCCTGCGCCGCTACCACAACGGGCGGATCGGGTGGTGCGAGAGCCCCCGGCTGGCTGGAAGACAGAAAGTTCCCGGCGCTGTTCAGGCCGCCGTAAACCATGAAGATCAGGGCGGCGGTCTGCACAATGTCCTTCGCGGCGCCGGCCGGAACATAATCCGGGAACGCCGCCACGCCGACTGTTCCGATGACGCCACATACCGCGATCGCGAGATTGACAGCGCCTTTTACGTTCGGGTCTATCTGCATTGTCAGAATCTCCCTCCAAAGAGATACAAGATAACAACGACAAGTAAGATCACACCAATGATCCCCACGCCGCCGTGGCCCATGCCGTACCCGTAACTTCCGCCCCAATACGGAGCGCCGATGCCCCCGCCGAACAGCAGCACCAGCACGATGATCAGCAGAATTAAAAACATCTGAGCCTCCTACATATTCTTTGCCAAAATCCAGAACACATATACCACAACCGCGAGGGTCAGCCACCCCATCGCCGAATTGCCAGAGACGGAATCGGCAGCGGATTTGATCATGGCGCGGGAGTCACGGTAGGCGCAAGCCTCGCGTGTCTTTTAAAGTCTTCATCATGATGCGGCGCAACACCTTTTGCTGCTGGACCTCGTGCTCTTCATTCTCGTTTAACCCCCACCTGACCGTGCGCTCCGGGATGCCCAGAACCAATCCTATCTCGTGAGGAAACATTCCCCGGTCCCGCATTGCCCGCGCTTCATTTGGCCATGCGACGGGCAACGGGGTCATTGGGGTACTCCCTTGATTTCGGCGATGCGCGCCGTCACGAGCCCAAGCGCCCATGCGTTCGTCACGAGATTGCCTGGGCATGCATGATGGTCTGCAATGCAATCGCGATGGAAAGCCACCGCCGTCTCTGGATTCCAGCCGAACCGCACGCACAGCGCCGCGATGATGTTGGCCGACGCCTGCATCGACGCGAGCCCTTGGCCGTTCGACGGGTCGTCGCCGCCGGTAGTGAAATTCCCGATCGTCTCGACGCCGTAGTAGTTTTCGTTGCGGCAAGAATCGTGGACGCCATCCGAATTCACGTCGCAGAGGACCCACGACCATCCGTCGGGAGTGCCCATGAAGTGCGGCCCCGAGTGCCAACCCATGTTCTTGTAATAAGGATCGAGGCCTGCGCCGTAGTTGATCCGCGTCGTCGGCGACCACGTATTCCAGAGCCCGAGACTGGGGCTTCCGGTGTTGTGCCAGACGACGCCCACCGGCGCCCACATGCGTCCCGCGTAGGATGTTCCGGCCGGGGCCGGTTTGAAGTTCGTCTTCTGGATCGCCGAGATGTATTTCACCATGGCGTCGGCGTCGAGCCGAAGAACGGGGTTGATGAAGCTCATGGCAGTTCAGTCTCCCAATGGATTCCCGACATCGCGAGCCATATGCGCCAGAGCATGTACGGCGTGAACGTGTTCATGGTCGACTCCACAAAAACCGCACTACCCCGATCAGCGTTCCGGTGACCAGTATGATAACTAAGGCGGCGATGTCGGGACGGCGAGAGGGAAGGCGGCACTGTCGCAGCGCACCGACGGGCCAAATCTCAGGGTTTGCCGACATCGCGTGCTCCTGAATGGCGCATTACCAAATCCTTAAGCATTGAATGCCGCCGTCAACCGTCAATGTGCTTACCGCATAGGTGATGTAGGCTTGCGAATAATATGTCGTCGCGGTCGTCAGATTTAGGTAAAGCGGCCCAGCGCTCAGCCCGACAGAGTCGCCGGCAAGTTGCGCCGAATTGATTTGCGCCTGAGCGGGACCGGTGCCTGGGGCCGCCGAACTCGTACTTATACTTGTTTCCACTACAGATTGCGTTGTGGTGCCGGCAGGATGGGTGAAAACCCATCCTTCGCATTGCCAATGACCCGCCGGGATCGAAAGCGACGCCACCTCCGTATTGCCGCTGGGCGTAACGCCAGCCGCCGTCGCCGAAATCACTTGCCCGATATACGGAGCGGCTCGTGCCGAAGCGCTTGTCGTATCGCCATTAGCGGCCTGACTATAAATCGTACCCGTGCCCGAGTCCGAGATAGCCGAGCAATTCATCGGGGACGCATCACAGGCGTGAATTGTATTTGGACCTATATATGTGTATAAAGTTCCAGCCTGCGTAGTAATTGCCGCGGCCTCTGAAATGTTGTTGCCTGTAACCGTGTTTTCCGTCGTGGTATAAGTCGAATTGTATTGAATTAAAATTCCAGGTCCGTTGTTTCCATTGGTTACATTACCACTGATGACATTATTTTTACCATCAAAGCCGATGCCGCCGCAGGTCACGGTGCCGGTGATGACGTTGCCGATGACGGTGTTGTAATTAGAGTTATTGCCCGCGCCGATGCCGCTGAGACAGCCGACGGTGCCATTTCCGACGAGAATATTACCCACAACTGTCGATTCCGTCGTGGCGTTGTCGAGGGTGATGCCTTCGGCCCCATTGGCTTGAATGTGCGGACAGTGCGAGATCGTGATCGCCGTGCCGCCCGATGTGGCAATCCCTGAGGACGTGTTAGAATAGACTTCGCAGCCGTATACGCCGCTATTCGAGGCTCCCAATATCAATATGCCGAACGCGGTCGAGCTATAGGACTTCGGATTGTAAAGGTTTATATACGAGCCGGTGACGCCAACATTCTCGATATTGACGCTGTTACCGTTGAAGCGGGGGTTATAGACGGATTGATGGGAACCGCTGAACGTAATCAGCCGGGAGACGCTGCCGGTTTTGGTTTCCAATTCCGTATTGTTGAAATCGATGACGACGTTGCTGTTGGCGACGGCGATGTTGTCGGCGATGCAGCCGCTCAATCCGGCGGGAAACT